CGGTAGGGGTGAAGATGAGGGGGCGGGTACACCGGACTGGGGTAACCCTCTGGAGCGGTTCTATCTGGTCACCGGGGATTTCTTTGACCTGAAGACCCAGAAGTTCATCTCGGCCGATGCGATGGACCGTATGACGTCGAATTATTCGATGACATGGGATAACGGAAAGCGGGTCGAGCCCTCGGCGCGCAAGAGGTACATGGCCAAGAATGTGCAGCACGTCGATGCCGTGGACTTCTGGCCGGGTAGGGATCGAATGTTCATCGGAAGGGAAGGTGATACGTTGAACACCTACACGCCGTTGCCGCCGATCTCTGGGGGTCCGAGCGGGTGCGATGTCTGGCTGGATCGAGTTAGAGAGGTGTTCGGGGGTCGGGAGGCCGAGATCATCTTCGACTGGATGGCGTTCGTGTTGCAGAACCCCGGCAAGAAGATCGGCTGGGCGCTGGTGTTGCTGTCAGAGCATGAAGGGGCCGGCAAGGACTTCACATTGAACCCGCTGGTCAAGGCGCTTGGGAAGTATACATCGACGACGCCGATGAATTACATCGCGGAGGACAAGAACGCCGGTGTGATCTTCAACAAGATGTTCCTGCTGGTCGAAGAGGGGGCCGTGGGGAAGTTCAATGACAAGATGGACATTTCGGAGAAACTGAAGAATTGGATCGGGGGTGATCCAGATACGATACCCATCCGGGCGATGCGCAAGGATCTGTTCGAGGTTCAGAATGTCCTGAACATCGCATTGGTAGGGAACCACCTGGACGCGCTGCACATGGAGAAGAACTCCCGGCGGTATTACCCGATCATCACCGAGTATGGGATCGAGCTGTCGCTGGAAGAGAAGCGTGAGCTGTGGCGTGCGGAATGGGAGTGGATGAAGGACCGTGAGGGGTGGAAGGCCTGTGCGCGGTGGCTGATGGACAGGGAGCTTGGAGATCGGGTTTCCGCGGGGATGCCGGCGCCGACATCGCCATACATGCAGCAGGTGCTTCGGGCCGGGATGCCACCAGGTGCAGACTGGATCGAGGAGTATATCGAGGGGCGGTCGTGGGTGTCGACACGGCAGATCGCTGAAGCGGCTGCTGGAGCGGAACAGGTAGGCGGTGTGCGAGTGCCAACGGGGAAGGTTCTGGTGCGCGTTCTGGAGGGTTTCGGGTTCAAGAAAGTCGTTGGGGAACGGATATCCGTGCGGGTTGATGGGCGTGTCGAGAAGCATCTGGTTCTGTCCACGCGTGATGTGGATAAGGGAGATATTTATGACACGTTATCTTCTGGTGATATGGAAACTATAGATAAAGCGCAAAAACGTGGTCACCTAAAGGCTATATAGTCACTTGGTGGCCAGGAGGTTTTTATTTCTGGCCACGGAATTTTCTGTTGTTGCGTAAGGGTTTATCTGCTTTGTAGTCACTGTAGTCAGTTATTATATTATTATAGAGCAAAATAGAGAGAGGGAGGGTAGGTTAGTTAAAATAAGGGAAGAGGGTGGAGAGATAGGGATAGGAAGGAGTCAGGTGGACACAGTGGACACAGTGACTACAGAACTTGGAGTTGGAAGAGCGAAGGAGTGTTGCAAGATGCAAGAAACGGATAAGAAGGAAGAGCCGTGGGAACCTTTGGCACGGGCGTTCTTACGAGGGGTCGAGGATAGCTTCACTTTGTACGAGCTCAGGGAAGCCTTGGCTATTCACAGGGGTAAGGCTCCGATGGATCGCGTGCTTGGTCCTTGGTTGCGTGAAAGGGGCTGGGAGAGACGTCAGAGCAGCGTCATGCGGACTGTTTGGAAGAGGACGGATGGTGCGGAACCGGGGTTTTCTGGTAGTATGCTCAAGAGCTTGAAGAGAAACTGATAGGTTTCAAATACTTATGAATTGAACAGGTGTTCAATTAATGGATGAAGGAGGCGAAATGCCCGGAGCTGAAAGACGTATTCCTGTGCCGCAGAATAAAGGGGCATCAGTAACCACGAAAAAGCACATGAAAAAGCACATCGATAGGTACTTGCAAGAAGTGGCTTTTGATGCTGCGCAGCATATCTATAATACCATGACGGATAAGAATATGCCACCTGACCTGCGTTTGCGAGCAGCATTCGACATTATGGATAGAACTCAAGGAAAGTCAGCGGGAAAAGTAGAGCAGCGCGTTATTGACGACGTCGAGGATCAACGATCGATGCCGGATCTCAACAATGTTCCGACCGGTGAGCTCGAGCAGATCCTTGAGCAGCTTGAGAAGTACCAGCAACCGGCACAGATCGAGGGAACCGCTGTGCGCGACGAGGAGTTCGATCTCGACGGCTGAGGGGGTCACCCAACGAAGGACATACCATGCCAGAACGAACAGCCACAGTCGAATTTGCAGCTGCAGACAGACGCTACGAGGTCCAGGACGTCGCCTGCACCGGGACGACCATCGCAGAGGCCGAGAGAGACGCTGTGAGGACCGCTGCGCGCTATGTGAGGGGTGAGGGGCACCGAGAGACGCTGCACCTCGTCTCGGTCAGCACATCGCCGCTCTGAGTTTCGCTGGACCGTCAGTGACATTTGCGCTGGACCGTCAGTGGAATTTGCGCTGGGGCGTCAGTGACATTTGCGCTGGACCGTCATCCGATATTTCCACGGGGCGTCAGTGACATTTGCGCTGGACCGTCACCAGGCGCAGCTGACGCCGAATAGCGTCACCTGACGCCGAATAGCGTCACCTGACGCCGAATAGCGTCACCTGACGCCGAATAGCGTCACCTGACGCCGAATAGCGTCATAGCGTCACCTGACGCCGAATAGCGTCACCTGACGCCGAATAGCGTCACCTGACGCCGAATAGCGTCACATGACTCCGAATAGCGTCACATGACTCCGAATAGCGTCAACGGATGGTTTAATATTAAACTAATTACCAGGACGAGCTGGATCCGGACATCGGCGACCAGGACGAGCTGGATCCGGACATCGGCGACCAGGACGAGCTGGATCCGGATAGTATTTTTGCTTTTCTCAATTTTATCGCTTGACGTTATAGGCGGGAACGCCTATCTGTTTCCTATCGCAACGCAAGACAAGGAAACGCTCCCATGTTCAATAAATTCGACTTCGACGCCGCTACACCTGAAACGCTAGCCGACCGTTTGGGCGAATTGGAATCGCGCAAAGCAGCAATTCAGGATGAAATCGACGCCACCAAGGGCGCGATTCTGGAAAGCGGCACCAGCAAGGCCAATGGCAAGCGTTATGCATTCACCGTTGTTGCCGCAACAGAACGCGAATCGTTCAGCAGTAGCAAGGCAAAGGCAATGCTTTCCGCCGCGCAGATAGCGGCCTGCACGTCCATCTCGCAGGTCAAGGCCAGCGTGCGGATCCGGGCGCGCAAAGTATAAGGCAACTAGGCGCGGCAATTGCCGCGCCAAAACAAAAGCAAGTAAAGGAAAGATATCATGGCACAATTGAAAAGCGGAATCATTTACGAAGGTCCGAGCGCATTGGATGCAAAACCTATCGTTGTTATCGCGATATATTCTAATCGGAATCGCAAAACCGGGGGCATGCTCCAAACGTATATATTGAGATCCGATATAGATCCGCGCGTGGCCAGTAAAACAGGCCAGGATTATTCTATCTGCGGCGATTGTCCGTTGCGTGGCGACGCCAATGAGGATCCGAATCGCGTTATAGCTAAGAATCGTGCTTGTTATGTTAATATCGGGCAAGGGCCGTTAATTGCGTGGCGCGCCTATAATCGCGGAATCTATCCTGATGCAAAGAATCATGATGCATGCGCGGATCTAGGCCGCGGTCGCATGGTCAGGCTCGGCACCTATGGGGATCCGGCGCTTATTCCTGACTATGTAACAGCGTCGTTGCTGTCCGATTGTAAAGGCTGGACTGGTTACACGCACCAAAAGCCGCGGCGCGCTGACATCCTGATGCAGAGCGCCGACAGCCTCGAGGAAGCAGAAGAACACTGGGCTCATGGGCGTCGTACGTTTCGCACGGTAGATAGCGTGGCCGATATCGTTGCCAGGAAAGAGATCTTGTGTCCAGCAAGCAAAGAGGCCGGCGCGCGCACAACTTGCGAATCCTGCGGCTTGTGCGCTGGCAATGCGACCAACACAACCAAATCAATTGCGATTCCGTTTCATTAAAGGGGAAAGACAGTGCAGCATGTATCGGTAACTTACTCTAAGATATCGCGCCGCTGGCAAGCTATGGTCGACGGCAATCAAGACAGGCGTGTTATCTTTACCGGATCAAAAGCAGACGCGATATCCCATGGCATATGGGAATCAAAAGCAATGGGGCAGCGATTGTTTTTGTTTGATCGTGAGGGATTGAATCCGCGACAGATCTTGCCGTGAATTAATGTGATCACATCTCCACCTGGATCTTGTGATCACATCTCCACCTGGATCTTGTGATCACATCTCCACCTGGATCACGTTTCCGCTTGAATGTGATCACGTTTCCGTCTGGAAAGTAGTTTAGTGTTAAACTAAATTCCCCAGAGGGGGGTCAGCCGATTGGCCCCCTAGCACTCACCCCTGCCCCCACAACATTTTCATTCGTTTCGCACCATACCACCCCCATACCCCAAATTACCCGTTTCGCACCATACCACTTCAACCTCAGTAAACAATCTCAATCCTACCACGGACTGTCATGGTGATGATCTCATTGCGGTGACGATCAAAAGCGCACCAACAATCTAGCTGATCTTGCGCCCCGTGTGAATCATCATGCGGGGTATGCAGGATAGAACCATCAACAATGCGCTACTGGCGCTGTACCGGGCTGGTGAAGGGCTTGAGCATGTAGAAGCCCTGATGGCCCTGCGCGGCGTAGAGAAGCCAGCTATAATGCACGACAGGCCATTGTCGCGGGGTAGGTGCAAGCGGCTGGTCTTGTCTATGCTGCCCTGTACGTCCTCTCAGATCGCTGACGCCATACAAGAGGCAGTACCAGGTGTTTCCCGCAAGAGCGCAGTTCAGCGGGCCTACATGGCGCTGACGCGGCTAGAGGCGCGTGGGGTGGTGCGGCGTGAAGGGCGCACTTGGCACTTACGAAGTTTCAACTAATTGACAACTTACTGGTCGTTGGTCATGGTAAGTCGGAGAGGAAGGCGAAGATGGAAGTAAAGCTGATTTCCGAAAGCGGCCTTAGCCTATGGCTAGGCTCAAACGAGCAAGTTCAAGTACCCATGTGCAAGAAAGAGCGCGCCGAATGCCGCAAGGCACTGCTCGACGCGCTCAAGCTACTTGATGAGACTATCGTTAAATATGATACTCTTTCCACGGGAGGCGCGATGGATGCACCCGTGATACAAAGTTTACCACATCTCGACGATTGCCTCGGAGTTTTTGATTACTCTCGCCCATCAGAACAATTAGCGAGCAACCCAAAGACGCGCTTACGGATTGTATCATCCGATCAGCGGTAGTTGGGCTTCGATGCGGTCGGCGGCTTCGGTTGCCGTTGAATAGTCAAGGCGTGCGTCTGGCATCCCCATGAACTCACAATCGCGCAGCCGTTTCACTAAATCACTCATCTTCTATCTCCTTGTACATCACCACCCGGCGCATCCCGATCCCACGAGCCACTCTATCCGACAGGAGAAAGTGTCCGTTCAGGACGCCAGTGATCATGGCTTTCGTGACTCCGATCTGACGTGCCAACTCAGCCTTTGACCCGGCCTCGCGTGCCGCCTCCCGGAGCCGCTCCTTTGCTTCATCTTCGGTCATCATACGGACACCACCATTCCCAGCCGGCACCGCAACAGCGCGGCCAGTCCCCGGTCCCCAGCCCCAAGAAGCACTGTGCCGGTTCCAGGGCTCCCGCCGATCGACCCATCCGGCCGTTCGTACTTGACCTTCCCGGCCAAGAAGCACATCGCATCAGCCTTCACGGCATACTCCTGGAACCACGGCGCAGATGTTCGATCAGGTACCAAAGCGATCCCGTTTCCATGTTCGAAGAACTTCTTGAGCCACATCCTCTTGTGGCGCTGGTGACCGAAGGGCGGGTTCATCCAGACAAACCCAGTCCATTCAGCATCCAGCCCGTTTGCTCCTTCATCGAGCCACATGTCACAAGGGACATACCGCGGACCACCCCACGGCGCCGCCACGTCCATATCGAACCTACAGCCCAGCGCGTCGAAGATGAACTTTGGAGTGTACCACTCGTTGCTCTCACCGGCTTTTTCATAAGCAGCCATCAAACTCTCCTCTCTTGCATTACACCAGATGTTTACACCTACTAAATCACACTTGCAAGAACTTTCGCATTATGCAAGAAAGTAATCGTCAAATCCGGATATTACTACGACATGACGACTGATACGATCACCCCGATCCTGCGCACGGCCTTTCCGGGCCAGCGCAGCCCGATCCCGCAAGCGGCCGAGTGGTTCGACGTGGACCAGTCGACGATCTACAGATGGATCAAAGACCCATCGTCAACACCTCGGTACGCCCTGCTGCTTCTCGCCTACCTCGATCTGCTGGGGCCTGTTCCGCCGTATGACCAATGATCCACGACGCACTCACAGAACATCTGACAGCCGTACACAACGGCGAGATCACCCGCTTCATCGCTACCATACCGCCTGGACCGATGCGTGATGACTCCATCGTCGAGACATCTCGTGGATCTAAGCTGTTGCGTGATATCACCACAGACGATCACGTCCTGACACATACGGGCAAATACCGACCGGTCACAGATGTCCATGACCAAGGCACTTTGCCCATCCTGGAAATCAAGACCTTCAGCGGTCGCACGGTCCATGCCGCTCCGACACATCCGTTTCTCACCCCCACTGGGTGGGTTGAGGCGCAACGTCTGCGGGTGGACGATAACCTCGCGGTCGTTAACCCTCAGCAACCCCGCGATGAATGCGAAATTGCACCGGAAACTGCGCGTCTCCTTGGGTATATGGTGGGGGACGGTTCTCTTCGAAGTGCTACCCCTGCTTTTACCAACATGGACTATGATTCCATTCAGGATTTCATAGAGTGCCTGAATTTTCATGGCTTCGAGCATACGATATTGAAGCGGAAAAACAGGACTGCTTGGGTGGTGAATGTACGAGGAGGTCGTCCTGTCCATGAGTTTTTCGCATCATTTGATTTGATGTGGAAGGGAAGCTACGAAAAGCACATCCCAGACCAGATCAAATCGGATGGAACGGAAACACTCCGTCACTTTCTCGGTGCATACTGGTCTTGTGACGGTTCCCTAAACATTCGCAAGACCCACTCCCGTGGGTCTATATATCGAGCCCACGCAACGACTGTATCTAACCGGTTGGCTCAAGATCTCCACTACGCTCTTACTCAGTGTGGAATTGAATCCCGCATTCGCATCAGAACGAGCAATACCCTGAAATCCAAGCGTCAGAATACGGGTATCTATACCTACTACCAACTTGAAATACAGAAAGAGGAACACACTGCGCATATTCTCGATCTGCCGGGGCTATGTCAGCGGAAAGCGCAATATCGTGATCAACTGAGGAAGAAATTCACCCGTGTGACGTGGGAAGATCCGATCATATCTATCGAACCCTCTGAACCTGCGCGTTGCATGTGTTTGACAGTAGACACGGATCACTCGTTCACTTGCTCAGGTATCGCGGTCAAGAACTCGACCAAATCTCTGACCACGCGCGTCTTCTCTCCGGTCTGGGGGTGGCTGCAGAATCCACACTCCCGGTATATCGGGGCTTCCTACGCGCACCATCTCTCGACACGGGACAATAGGCGGGCCCAGCAGCTGATCACGTCGGACTGGTTCCGTCAGCGCTTTCCTGAACTCAAGATCGACCCCCGCCGGCAAGCGGTCGAGAACTTCGGCAACAATCAGACCGGCTGGATGCTGGCAACCTCGGTTGAAGGCATCGGCACCGGCGAACGTGGCGACCAGTTCGTGATCGACGACCCTCTCAGCGCCAAGCAGGCCGACTCTCCGACGTACCGCCAAGCTGCGCTGAAATGGTTCTACGAGACCGTTCCGTCGCGTCTTAACGATCTCGACTCTGGTCAGATCCTGATCATCATGCAGCGTCTTCATGAAGAGGATGTGGCCAATGCGGCGATCGAACTGGGCTACGACCACCTCAACATTCCCATGCACTTCGACACCGAGCAGATCCGCAAGCCCACCTCGATCGGCTGGACAGATCCGCGGACCAAACATAATCAGCTGATGTGGCCTGAGCGATTCTCCGAGAGCGCCGTCATAAAGCTGGAGCAGTCCCTCGGACCTTACGCATCGGCTGCGCAGCTCGAGCAGACACCAGTTCCCCGCACCGGCGGTCTGATCGAGACGGACCTGATAATCATGAAAGAGCAAGCCCCGGCGTCCATTATGGACCCGGACAACCCGAACATCATCCGGGTTCGGGCATGGGACTTTGCCGGGTCGAAAGGTAAAGGCGCCTATACCGTCGGCGCGCTTCTGGCCACAGACATCACCGATCCGGATCGGTCGCTGTATATTCTCGATGTCCGCCGGCAACGCCTGAACCCGGCAGGGGTCCGGGCGCTGGTCTCGAGCACCGCAGAAGATGACCCACCGGGGACGGTAATTCTGTACCCGAAAGACCCTGGTCAGTCTGGGTTGGACCAAGTCCAGTCATATGCTACCCTGCTCGAAGGATACTCACACAAGGCAGAGCCACAGACAGGATCGAAAGAAGAACGAGCGGAACCTTTTGCAGCCAAGGTCGGTGCATCTCAAGTCTATCTTCTCGAAAAGGGATGGACAGATCACTATAAACAAGAACTTCGCTTTTTCCCGAAAGGGAAGTATAAGGACCAAGTCGATGCCACGGCATCCGCGTACAATGAAATCGCAAGGCGACTGCGTCATAAGCGAACCCCGGAAGTGCGGCTGGTATCGGAGTCGCAATCGAATAGAGCGAAGGTGAACTGATGGCCAAGGCACCGACAAAGCCCAATATGACAAAAGAGATCGGTGTCTCCGTCGACCGGAACCCGAGCAACCAGATCCGCCCGGACGAGTTCCTGTCCCAGCTGCGCGGACAGCGAGGTATTCGCCGCTTCCGAGAAATGCGCGAGAATGATGCAACGGTCGGCGCAATCATGTTCACGATCGAGCAGATGCTGCGGCCGGTGAAATGGGAGTTCAAACCGTCCTCCGATTCCCAAGAGGCGATTGTCGCCGCTGACGTCGTCAACCGGTCAATAAACAGCCTGGAGATCCCGTTCACCGAGTTCATTTCGGATGCTTTGAGTTTCTTCACCTACGGGTTTTCCACGTTCGAGAAGGTATTTCATCGAGATCCGGCAACAGGATACATCATGCTGTCGCGCCTTTCGCCGCGGCCGCAATGGTCCATTGAGAGGATGAAAACGAAACCTTCTGGTGATCTGGTCTCCGTCGAGCAGTCTTCGTATTTCAAGCGCGTCTCGATCCCCGCCGAAAAGGTGGTTCACTTCCGCACCACTCCGGAGAACCAGAATCCCAGCGGTCGCAGCGCACTGCGAAACGCATACGTCTCCTATTACCGGCTATCTCACCTGCAAGAGATCGAAGCGATTGCCATTGAACGGGAACTGAACGGTCTTCCGGTTGGTCGCATCCCGTCCAGTTTCCTCGGGGCGAACGCCACTGCCGACCAGAAGAATGTCCGCTTCGAGATGGAGAAGATCCTCCGCGAGATCAAGAAGAACGAGCAAGGCTTCATGCTTCTGCCTTCCGAGCTGCAGACAGATGAGGAAGGCAAACTGTCGACCAAATATCTCGTCGACGTCCAGCTCTTGTCTTCGAACGGGACCAGGGACATCGATGTTTCCAAGGCCATCATACGATACCAGCAGGACATCGCCCGATCGGTCATGGCCGATTTCGTCATGCTCGGCGCCAACGACCGCGGATCTTTTGCCATGTCATCCTCGAAGTCGGCGCTTTTCCTGAAAGCTCTGCATGGGTACATGGACAACATCCGAGGTACCCTGAAGACACAGTTGATGCCTCAGTGGATGGAGATGAACGGGCTTCCCGCCAGCGCCGCACCGAATATATCCTACGGTGTGATCCAGTCTATCAATATCGACGAACTCGGAACCTACGTTCAGAAACTGGCCATGGCCGGGGCGCCTCTGTTCCCTGATGGTCCGCTCGAGGATCACCTGCGTTCAGAAGCGAACTTACCGTCATCCTCCGGCGAGGGAATGCCGATCGTTGATGACGGAGACACAACGCCACCTGACGAGGAACAGGAGCCACAAGAGTGACCCTTTCCGAGATCGAACGTCAGTTGCACGAGAATCCTGGCCCGCTCCTCAGGAGCGCCGGATTGCCGTCGGATGCGGTGTTCCTCCCGCGCCGCATCCGACGTGCCATTGCATATTACCGTCGAGCGTTGAAGTTTTCCCCGATGGAAGCACTCAAGGACGACATGCGGGACCAACGGTTCGATCCGACACTGCACCAGATGACTCTTCCCGATCACAAGGTCGACCGGATGTGCCAAGCGTATGAACAGCGCGCCCAGCGGCAGCACTGCCGCGCTTTGGCCCGCACCGTATCCTCCAGATTGAAGGCGTACACCTGATGGTCAAGCCGGTCAGAAGTTGGATCGAAAAGCTGTTTCTGGTTCAATCCAGGTTCGAGAACGGAGAATCCGAACTCATAACCCAGATCAACCCGAACACAGCGGTTGGAGATGCATTTGGTCGTATCCGATCGAGCACCCCGGCTACTCTGTTCGACAGTCAACTTCAATATGACAAGCAACCCATTTTGTGGGATGAAAAGACGATCGGATCGGCTACATCGACACATCTCCCAAACGAATCCTCCGTGGAAATGGCAGTCACCACCGCTAATGGCGATTCGGTGATTCGCCAAACACGGGAGTACATTCGATACCAACCTGGTAAATCCCAGCTTGTCCTGTGCACATTCGTTCTAGGGTCTCCCCAAGACGGAACCACAAAACTGGTCGGGTATGGCGACGGTAAAAATGGGATATTTATAGGGCAAGACGGCGGTGGAGTGTTCGTTCTTCTTCGCAGCAGCAGCTCTGAATCAGTGGACGATAGCCGGAAGGTCTACCAATCAGATTGGAACCTAAACACGTTCTCCCTAGGCACTGCATCGGGAGAGGATCTTGATCTCTCCAGTACCCAAATCCTTGTTATAGACTTTGAATGGCTTGGTGTTGGTAGGGTCCGTTTGGGTTTGAACATTAATGGAGTAACTTACTACTTCCACGAGTTTTTGAATGCCAACAGGCTCGATAAAGTCTACATGACGACCGCAAACCTTCCGGTGAGGTATGAAATCACAAATACCAAAGACGTAGCGGCATCTTCTTCATTGAAACATATATGTACATCAGTTTCTTCTGAGGGTGGTGTTGAATCTACAATAACATACCCTTTTTCCCGTGAAATTTTAGATGTTCCTATTGGGACTGGAGTTGAGAACGAAACTGTTGTCTTCGCTATACGCCAATCTCTATTGTTTAAAGGAATTGAAAATAGATCTAAATTTCGCCCTGCAAGATACGAGGTATTGGCGGAAGGAGGAAATATTGTTACTAAGGTAGTCTATAACCCTTCAATAGTAGGAGGAACTTGGGTTCCGATAGATGGTGAATATAGTTCCCTAGAAGGAAATGCGACTGCAACTTCATATACGGGTGGAGTTAATGTAGTAACAACAATCGCTCCAGGTGGTTCTCCGAAAGAAGGTAACCCTGTGTTCGACGATGTAATCACAGCCAAGTTACCCTTCGGTTTAGGGATAGATGGTGATGATCCGATTGCACTGGCGCTTGTTGCCTACTCTAATATCAACAATGTAACTGCGTCCTTTACATTCCACTGGGACGAGGTCCGTTGATGTCTCTTATGAATTTCTCCAGATTGAAGGCGTACAACTGATGCCATATTCGAACACATCCGAACTCCCCAAATCGGTCAAAGATCGTCTTTCTCCGGGCAAGCAGAGACAGTGGATGGCGACATTCAACTCTATCTACGATCGCACCGATAGCGAAGGTCAGGCTTTCGCTGGAGCGAATGCTGCGGTGAAAAAAGCAATGGGGTACAAAAACGGTAAAAGGTCTGATACGGTGACATCCAAATCGGACACCAACAAGGCAACGCCTACGATGACATCGGTTCATGTACCCAATGCAGGTGACGACGAGAAGACCCGGAAGGCGGACTTCAAGGTTGGCGATCGTGTGGAATGGAACTCCTCCGGCGGCAAGGCCCAAGGGGTGATCCGGCAGATCGTCACGAGCGGGACCGTCCCGGGCATCGACGGCGACGTAAAGGTGACCGGGTCCAAGGACAAGCCGGCCGCGAGGATCAGCGTTCTGGATGACGACGGGAAGCCGACGGACACGACTGTCGGGCATAAGCTGTCGACCCTGAGCAGCCTCAAGAAAGCCGAGAGTTACACACCTCCTGAGGGGGCAAAGAACGCCGCCAAGCGTGTCCTGCGCTGGAAGGAAAAGTACGGCGATGAAGTCAACGGGATGACCAGCGTTGGCTGGAGACGTGCGCGGCAACTGGCGTCAGGAGATGCGGTCTCCCTCGACACAGTGAAGCGTATGGCACAGTTCGCTCGCCACAAGAAGAACTCCAAGATCGATCCCAAATACCGCGGGACCCCGTGGAAAGACGCAGGGTATGTCGCCTGGCTCGGCTGGGGCGGTGACACCGGCGTGAACTGGGCCAAGCGGATCTCGGAGCGAGAAACGGAGAAGTCTTTCAGTACAGAGATCGATCCGCCTGATTTCGTAATGGAGAAGCGCCAGGTTGGTGACGACATGTTCAGTACCGCAGCTGAGGCCCGCGCAGCATCCTATGGCATGGGTTTTCAAGGTACGATCCATGTTCATGATACGGAAGATGGGGCATTCTATATGCCGGGGGAGACTCACGATGAGTATCTCTCTGCAAAGAAACGCATGGCTGGAATTGAGTCTGAGGATGACGAAGTTTCCGAAATCGATGGCGCTATTGAACGGGTCGTGAGGACGGTTATGGATTCTGTACTTGCAAAGTCTTTCACTATCGAAGCAGATGTTGTAAAAGCGGAACAGCAAATCGCATACGGATGGGCATCGGTTGTGTCCATTGATGGAAAAGAGCTTGTTGATAAGCAAGGACACGTCATAACGTCGGCAGAGATGGAAAAGATGGCAAACAGCTTCATGATGTCACGAAGGGTGGCGAAGGAGATGCACACGGGAGGTTCCGTGGGCGAAGTTATCCATTCCATGCCGATCACAAAGCAACTGATGAAAACCCTCAACCTCGAAGGCGATACAGAAGGGTGGCTCATTGGTGTGAAGATCAACGACCCCGATGTCTGGAAGCGCGTCAAGGATGGCACGCTAAAGGCATTTTCCATCGGTGGAAAAGGGGTTCTGACTGATGTATAACCGCGACATTCGAAAGGGACTGACATGCCGGAAAGCCTGAGCGACATCGTCCTGGAAGAAATTTCATTCGTCGATAATCCGGCGAACCAGGAGGCAAACATCCTCCTGTTCAAGAGGTCCGCTTCGGACGTCCAACCAAAGGAGGCCAAGATGGCTGACAAAATGACTCCGGAGCAAGAGGCCCGGATGAAAGCGTACATGGACAAAGGTTACGGCAAGGACAAAGCCCGTGAAATGGCGATGACCAAGTCGGCCGAAGGTCTTATCGAAGAGATCGAGACGCTCACCGCGACAAACGAAGATCTGACCAAGTCTTTCGATGAGGCATCGGAAAAGTTGATGAACATCGAAATGGCACTCGAGAAGGCGGGTATTACCCTGACCGAAGAGGGTTCGATCGAGAAGAGCGCCGATCCCGAGTATGTCGAGGTCGACGGAGAACGTGTCGAGAAATCGGCAATCCCGGCACCGCTCCTGAAGCGCATGGAAGCTGACAGCCAGCGCATTGCCGCTCTCGAGAAGCGCGACAACGAGGTCAAGCTGGCCAAGCGGGCGAAGGATGAACTTCCGAATCTCGCCGGCACTGACCTGCAGAAGGGCCAACTCCTCGAGGCCGTCGAGAAGACAGATGGCTCCGAAGATCTCCTGCGCGCCCTCAAGGCAGCTGACGCTGCTGTCGCCAAGATGTTCGAGGAAGTCGGCAAAGGTCAGGATGACACCGACGACACCGGACCCAGCGCCACCCTCGAAAAGATGGTGTCTGATTACGCTTCGGAGAACAAGGTTCCGCGTGAATCTGCGTTCGTCGAGGTTACCCGCAAAGGCGAAGGCCGGGAACTGTACAAGCAGGTCCGGTCTGAGCGCAGCAACTAAGGAGGCCGACCGATGGCTTACACACTTACGGGTCAAAACGTGACCCTTGAAGCTGGCCAGGATCTGTCCTCCAGCCAATACTTCTTCGTCGCTGTCGCAGCGGATGGTCAGGTTGACCCCGCCGGCGATGGGGCTTTTGCCGAAGGAGTTCTTCAGAATGATCCGGATGCTGCAGGTAAAGCTGCAAACGTCCAGATCGACGGCATCTCCAAGGTCACCGCTGCAGGCGCGATCTCCGTCGGTGATGCTGTTTCGTCCGCGGCCACAGGTAAAGCCAACACGGCTGCTTCCGGTGACGTGATCCTTGGAACTGCGCTGGAAGCGGCGACGGCAGATGGCGATGTCATCTCTGTTCTGCTGAAAACGCGATAATTAGGGGGCTCTGAAAATGCCGAATCCTACCCAAACCAGCGTCCATGTGGATCAGCCGCTCACGGACGTATCTGTTGCATTCCTCCAGAATGCATCGAATTTCGTTGCGCGGCGTGTCTTCCCGATCGTCCGTTCGGACAAGGCGTCCAACGTCTACTACGAATACGATCGTGGTGACTTCAACCGGGACGAAGCGCAGAAGCGCGCCCCCGGCACGGAATCCGCCGGTGGTGGCTACCGCCTGAAGACGAACACATTCAACTGTGAAGTGTTTGCTTTCCACAAGGACATCCCGTGGCAGATCGAAGCGAATGCGGACGAGGTCATCGACCTTGAGAACGACGCAGCTCAATTCGTGGCGCACAAGATGCTCATCAAACAGGAGAAGAAGTTCGCTTCCGATTACCTGTCGACAGGCACCTGGTCCACCGACATCACCGGTACGGCATCGAGCCCCGGCGCCGGTGAGGTCATCCAGTGGAATGATGACTCTGCTGATCCGATCCGGAACATCCGGGATGCGATTTCTGACATCGAAGAGTCGACTGGCTACACGCCCAATGTCCTGACGCTTGGCAAGCCGGTCTTCGATGCTCTGGAAGACCATCCGGATATTGTGGATCGTATCAAATACTCGGGCATGACCGACCGCAGCGGCTCTCCTGCCCGCGTCAACGAGCGTACTCTCGCACAGCTCTTCGGGCTGGATGAGATCCTCGTGATGCGCGCGATCGAGAACACCGCCAAGGAAGGCCAGACCAACTCGAGCTCCTTCATTGCTGGCAAGAACGCCCTGCTGACCCACCGTGCGGCCAACCCGACACGGATGACACCGTCGGCGGGTTACACGTTCACATGGACCGGCTACGTCGAAGGTATGAACGACCTGGGCTTCGCCACTTCGCGCTTTGATCTGGAGTGGCTCAAGTCGACCCGTGTTGAAGGTGAATGTGCTTTCGACCAGAAGCTGGTTTCGGCCGACATGGGCTATTTCTGGAGCGGCATCGTCGCGTAAGCGTCGACCCTCTGGGAACAGAATCTTAGGCCCGCCGTATTTCCACGGTGGGCCTTTTTCATAGGAGAAGAAAATGTCCCGATACCCACTTCCGCGTCAGTTTGATCCGAAGAAACCGCTCGAGGTCCGCGTATGGTTCCGCTGGGCCGGCCGTGATTATGAGCCGGGTCAACCTTTCGACTGGCGCAACAAAGGAATTCCCATCCGCCGTGTTCGGCAGATGTTTGACTCAGGAAAGATCAAAGAGGCTCAGTTCGACATCGAAGATCCGGTTGCCGAAACGCCCGATCCGATTGACGAGACGCCCGAAACGGTCGACTTCGATCTCGATTTCTCTGATGGGTTGGATGAGATCTACAGCCTGAAGGATCTGAAACAGATCGCTGAATCTGAAGGTGCGCCGACCAAGCGGAGCCTCAAAGAGCAACGAGACGCGATCCGAGATCACCGGAACTCCAGCGATGGATGACGTGACCGAGGGGGAGCGATCCAAGTACGAGCGGATGTGGGATCTGGATGACTACCGGACCTACAGCCCCGGTGAGAAAGCTCTCCCTGTGATGCTCTCTGTCCTCAAAGATGGCACAACCCTCGGAGACTTCGGATGTGGCACTGGGCGAGCCGCACAGAGCCTGCAGGCACGCGGATTCGATGTCATGGGCATCGACTTCGCTACCAACTGCTTGGACCCGGGTGTCGACATCCCATTCGAGCAGCACTGCCTATGGGAGCTCCCCTCTGATATGCTGTTTGACGTGGGGTACTGCACCGATGTGATGGAGCATATTCCGCCGCGGAAGGTACATGCCACGCTCAAGTGCATTTCCGGCGCCACCCGGCTGGGTTGCTTCTTCCAGATCGCTACCTTCAAGGACAAATTCGGGGAGAAGATCGGTGAGCCTCTCCATCTGTCAGTCCAGCCGGCAGAGGTCTGGGAGTCGGTCTTGATGAAACACTGGCCTCACGTCATGATGCTTTGCGGAGGACGGGACGCCCGCTTCTGGGTTTCGCACTGACTAGCGTTTCACGGAATTTTGCGGTATGAATGTAGGCGATGCATAGGGAAGCGTTATGACCTGGAGCTACGATCCATCTAATATCGGGACTGCGAATGAGTCTAACCGATTGGATTCTGTCCGGTCGTTGATCCAGGATACGGATGTTCAATCACAGCAGTTGCAGGACGAGGAGATACTCTTCCACCTGTCTCAGGCATCTGATGACATCTACCTGGCATCTGCGATCGCATGTGATTCCCTTGCACTTAAATATGCAAGGTATGGCAACACCTCCATCGACAACGGGGGTATCGATGTCGACTTCAATGAAGTGGCAAAGAGCTATCGCGTCATGGCCAGTCAGATGCGCAAGCAAAGCCAGAAGACCGGGATCTCGGGCATCGGAGTTCCTCGCGCAGGTGGCATCTCAAAGGATGCAATGAAGACCGTGTACCAGAACGAAGATCGAGTGGACCCGTCTTTCCGTCAACGCCAGTTTCGAAACCCGCCGGCGATTTCGTCGGAGGATGATGATGATAGGATTCGATGATGCAACGCACTTACAGTGAAGTATCCCGCTATCTCGAAGGGGAAACCGTCATCGTAATCGGTGGCGGACCTTCGCTTGTCGATTTCGACTTCGACACCCTGGAAGGTTTCAACATGATCGGGGCCAACGATGCTGGCCTTCTCACCAAGGCTCAGACGATTATCACCTTGGACCGGAACTACTATCGGAACCGGCTGAAGGAAATGGTCAAGAAGGCACGGGAAGGGCGTATGGTGTATGCGGCGCTGCCCACTGACCTACCCCCAGACACGAAATTTCCCGATGAAATTGTCCATCTCCAGTTCAAGCGTGGTCGGGGATTGGCGCAGAACCCGGAGATGATCTACGGGCTCAACTCCGGCTTTGCGGCACTGAATGTTGCGTACCTCTCTGGAGCGAAGGATATCCGCCTGATCGGGTTCGACTTCAAGTTCAACCCTGACCAGCCTCACTGGCACAAAGAATACTCCTGGTACACCCAGAAGAACGATCGCCAGATCCAGAGATGGGCGAAAGACTTTGAACTGACGCTCCCTCAACTGGAAGCGGCCGGCGCCCGAGTCACCAACTATGTGGGCCCGGAAGGATCGGCCATCACGGCATACAAAACACGACCTCTGGGGGATGTCTCAAAGTGAACATGGGCCAGATCCTCCAGGATAGCGCGGCACAGCTGTTCCGTCTGCATGGGTATCAGGTGACACTGTCCCGTCCGACGGACAGCAACGGAGCGACCTATGATCCCGCCACCGGTGGGATGGTCAATCCAGAAACTCCGAAGCCCTTGACGTGGAACGGTGTGGGGTTCTTCACGAGCTATCGTGTGGATGACATCGGTGACACCTCAATCAAGACCGATGACAGGAAACTTCTCCTGCAAGCCAAAGGGCTGGTGCGACCGCCGGAGATCAACGATCTCGTCGATTCCGAGGTGACTATCCTGAACGTCGAGAAGGTTCGCTCTGGAGCAACGACCACTCACTATGTGTGCCAGACGAGGGGCTGACCGATGGTTCAGATGCGCGTTGTCACAAAACTCAGTGGAATCGATCAAGTCCTTCGGGATTTTCCGGATCAGGTAGATCAGATCAAACGTGACGTGCTGGAGGAGATGGCGAAAGAGGTCGCACTGAATAGCCCGGTCTGGGGCGGGGATTACGTTACGAACCATCAGATAGGTCTGCGCAGTGGATCGTTCACGGCATCGAAAACAGGGACACCCTTCCCTCCCCGTTTATCCGAAAGCGAGGCCGAAACAAAACGGCAGGAGGGGTACGAGAGTTTGCTCCGAGACATTTCCGCTATCAACATCAAGTCAGAGAACTTTGTCGTGCGGAACCGGATGACATATGCAGGTATAGTTGAAGGGAACTATGGCGTCTATGCACAGGCACGGAAAGCAGCAGCAATCGCAGTCCGAGAAGCGGTGGAACGGGCCCGGAGGACCGGCAGATGAGTGTGATCTACGACGGCATTCGAGAAGCATTGGATTCAGCTCTTGCTGGCTTATCTGGCTTGCCGGATGTGTTCTTTCAGAATGCTCCCGAGGAGGACTCGACCCCAACTCTCTACCTGTCGACCCGTATCTTTTTCACGTCACGCCGGCCCGCAACTCGAGGACCAAACCCCCAACATCGATACGAGGGTATCTACCGGATCATAATCTGCGTCCCGAAGCGTTCTGGTACAGGTCAGGCTCTCAGGTACGCTGAGATATTGACTGAGGCGTTTGACGGATCAACAGACATCGAGGGGGCAACGAAAACCGTCTCGATCGACTTCACGGAACTCGCATCGAACTTCGAACAAGATCCATACTGGTGCATTCCTGTTGATGTGAACTGGTACATCTACGACCGATGATTGTCTTGGACTGAACATGCGTGTACTATTTCAACCGAAACTGAAACCATTGAGGTGACAACATGACATTCTCTCAAGGCTCAAGAAGTTCCCTCAGCTATGGGGTTCAGAGCGACTTCACCACCCAGGCATCCGCGAATTTCACCAATATCCCGATCAAGACGCATTCTCTTGATCTAACCAAAGAGCGGCTCGAAGGTGCGGACATCCAGGAAGACCGTATGCCGCGTGTGGATCGGCACGGAAACCGGAGTAATGCCGGCAGTATCGAAGTTGACCTCCGGAAAGGCGATTACGATGACCTGATCGAGTGCGCGATGCTCAGTACCTTTGGGTCGAACAACGAGATGACGATCGGCACCACTCAGCAGTTCCTTACGATCGAGGATGCGGCCAACGATGTCTCCCAGTTCCGCCTGTTCACGGGTATGACAGCCAACACGATGGAAATGTCGATTGCTCCGAACCAGATGGTCCAGACGACGTTTGGCATGATCGGCCGCAACATGGAGCAAAACCAGAGTTCAAGTGCCGGTACGGTCACCGCGGCTTCGAATAACAGTCCTTTCGACAGCTACAACGGCGCCATCTATGAAGGCGGAATCGGAAGTGGGGATCTGATCGAATCGGTGAACTCGATCAGCTTCACCCTCACCAATTCGTTCGCTCCGACACCTGTGATCGGATCTGATATTGCTCCGCATCTCGAGTATGGCCGATCGGTCATCACGGGCGAGATCATGGTCTATTATGAAAACAACAGCCTCATCGACAAGTTCATCGACGAGGTCGAGAGTTCGCTTCAAGTGTCAGTCGATGATCCGTCGAAGTCGAACGCTTATACTTTGCTGTTCCCTCGGGTCAAGTACAACGGTGCTTCTGTTCCGGTTGCAGATCCGCAGTCTCGGATGATTACCCTGCCGTTTGTCGCGTTGTTTGACTCCGTCGAAGGAACCCAGTTCAAGATAACCCGAACTGTCTAATTCCGGCGGGGTCAACCCCTGTGCTTCGCTGGAACCTGGGGCGGCATATTCGTCGGGGATATGCCGCCCCTCACCCCGACACCCCGACATGGAGATACCATGAACCTCGATAGCATTGGCCGCGCCAAAGACGAATCCACCCTGTACATCAAGAACCCGTCAAACGGTCCCTCAAATGGTAAGGTCGTGAAGAACGACGACGGTACTGATATGGAAGTCACCATCTTCGGTGAATACTCCGATGAGTGGAAGAACGCGCTCTACGAACGCACGAAAAACCGGATCGAGAAGTCCAAGGAAACCGGACAGACATCCATGTCCTTCGAGGAGATGGAGGAAGAGAACTTCGAGGTGACCTGCCTCTGTACAAAGTCGTGGAACCTGACCGACAAAGATGGCCCCATCGAGCCCACACCTGAGAATGTCCGGAGGATCTACACCGAGTATCCGTGGGTATACCAGCAGGTCCGGACTCACATGGAGAACTCGTCCAATTTTTTGGACCCATCCGCCGAGACCTGATCGAGTACGCTCGGCGTCTCTTCTTACTGGAATCCCGGGATGACAAAGGTGTCAGTACCCGGGAGTACCTACAGCAGAGAGCCCGGACGACAGGTAAGGTGGCTCCTGAACTGAAACTACCGGACTTCCCTGATGCGGGGCAGTATCTATGGGACTATTTCATTGATCTGAACAAGGGCAGGTTCAGTGGTATGAACGGTCCGGAGGCGTTCAGTTGGCGTGATATAGAAGCATGGTGCAATCTTCGTAATAAAACGCTATCATCAGAGGAACTGGACATCTTGATGGCCATAGATCGTGAATGGATCAACGCCAGATAGTAGGAGTTTGCCGTGGCAACGCTGAATGAAGTCGACATCCAACTCAGGGCGCACAGACACAGCTTGCCCGAGAGTATGCCGTCCTGAACGGTATGACGGAGACCTACGTCAGAGAAGGCAGGGAGTATAGCCGGGTCGCAACTAATCAGGCGAAGGCCACATTGGTGACCAAGGCTGCGACAGAACAGGCGTCAGCGGCACAGGCTCAGTACGCTCAGCGTATGGAGGATCTTCGGCTTCGGATTGACCCTGTGTACCGCGCCTCGCAGCAGTATAAGAAATCCTTGCGTGAGCTGATTCAGTTTCAAAGGGCCAGCGATCAGCCTATGGAGCAGTACCGTAAGCAGGTTGCTCTGTTGAAGGAAGAGTTCCGTAAAGTGTCTATGGGTGGGCGAGGTGCCCGCCGGTCGATGAGCAACCTAGGTATAGGTATCCAGCAAACTGGTTACCAGATCAGTGACTTTGCCATCCAAGTTCAAAGTGGACAAAGTGTTCTTGTTGCGTTTAGTCAACAGGCTTCGCAGTTGGTAGGTGTCCTACCCCTTGTGGCAAATGATATAGGTTTGAGCGCTCGTGCAGCCCTTGGATTAAGTGCTGGCCTTGGTATCGCTATCCCTCTGGTGACAACTGCGGCTAATGTTCTTCTTAATATGGGTAGAGAGTCAAAAGAGGCCGAAGGTGAAGTGGATTCCCTTTCTGATACTATGGACAGAGCGACATCCCTGTTCCAAAGAGCAAATAAACCTGTAGAAGATCTTACTGATACTTATGGAAAATTTGCAGATGAAGTTAAAAGAGCAGCAGATTTTGCTGCCCGGACTGCCCTTCTTGAGTTAGGAGATAAAGTAGCTGAATTTAATCAAAATCTACGAGAAGAAGGTAACCTTGATGGTCTTATTGACAGACTGAACGCTCTTAGAGTAGCTGAAGAAAAACTAGAAAACGCTCCAGAAGGCTCAGGTCAGGGTTTTGCCCAGCGTGTAGGTGTTCTTCAGCTGCAAGTATCTTCTTTGTCAGAGAAAATGGGACTCACAGTTGTTCAGGCTGAGAACTTGAATGTGGCCCTTAATGCTATGACAGAAGCCAGTGGGCCTGAAGCTATTGCGCAAAGTGCATCTGATATGCTCGACTTCATGCGAAAGGTCGAAGAGGAAACAGGTAAAGTACCTCCCTCTTTTAGACCCCTCATACCTCTCCTGGAAGAAGCTGTCCGTAAAGGAGCAGCTCTTTCTGGAGAAATAGATGGATCAACTGACGCAGCTTCCAGCCTCACAAATCAATTTGACAGAGCAGTAGATAAAATCAACGCTATGTCTTCTGCAATAAGGAATTTCTATTCCGAATTGAGATCCGGTGGGCTCAATATACAAGCACTGGAGGCGCAACTATCAGCGTTACAGGGCGGTGCCACTAGGGCAGAAGCTAAAGGAGAGGGTCTCCGCAAAGAGCTTATGAGTACCGACCTCGCTCGGGAGATAATGACTTCAGGAAGCGTAGGAGAGCAGGCCACGTTTCGGATGCAAGTGAACCAAAGAGTGGCTGATTCTATCCGCGAATCTCAGCTATCAAAACAAATATCTGAGTTCGGTGCAGGAGGTTCTGGTGGCGCAGGAGGCGGCGCAGGAGGCGGCTTTGATCCCCAAGAGTACATCGCCGGGTTGGAGCAGGAAGCACGGTTCAAGCGCACTCTGGTCGGGCTGTCCGATGAGCAGGTCAAGACCGAAGAACGCCGGCAGTCGATCGTCGAAAAACTGACTCAAGACGGCGAAAATCTGACGGAGACCGAGTCGGAGCGCGTCGAAAAACTGTTGGAGACGGAAGCCCAGACGCGCCGTTTGATGGAGGCTGAAGAACAGCGCCAAGCCATGATGGACCAAGTGGAAGGTCACATGAAGAACGCTTTGATGTCGGTGGTAGATGGCTCCAAGTCCGTAGAAGATGCCTTCCGAAGCATGATGCGTAACATCCTGCTGGCCGTCTATGAACAGCAGGTGGCACAGCCCGCCGCAGAAGGTATTGGGAACCTGATCAGCACAGGAATAAGTTCACTGTTCCCTAGCGCGAAAGGGAACGTCTTCAGCGGTGGGGATCGTGTCACTGCATATGCTGATGGTGGCGTCGTCGACCGGGCGACCATGTTCCCGATGAGAGGTGGCACGGGCCTCATGGGCGAGGCTGGTCCGGAAGCGATCATGCCGCTCAAGCGCGGAAAGGGGGGCAAGCTGGGCGTGGCTTCTGAAGGTGGGGGTAGCCTGACTGTCAATGTTGTCATGGACCCAAGCACAGGCGCCCTCGGTGCCTTCGTGCAGGACCAAGCGGGGCAAGTGGTTGCCAAGGCGAGATATCACTTCGCGCGCGAAACGCCGTTGCCACCAGCGAGTCGAAGTTCAGTTTCAGCCAGCAGATCATCCGCCACCCCGGTCAACGCTGGGAGGCAGATGTCTCCTTACCCCCTGTTCGCCGGGATCTTATGGCTCCGTGGATCTCCATGCTTATGTCACTTCGAGGACAGTTCGGTACTTTCCTGTTGGGTGATCCCGACTTCACGGGGCCGCAAGGGACTGCGACATCGGCCACAGTGTCGGGGTCGGAAGGCAGTGAGACGTTGACCTTCACCATGAGCGGCACCCTACTGGCGGGTGACTACGTTCAGCTCGGGTCTGGGTCCAGCGCCCGTCTGTATCGACTTCTCGAAGATCGCTCCGGTAGCGGGACGGCAGAGGTCTGGCCTGCTCTTCGGACGGCATACTCAGGCGCGGCAGCCACCCTGTCAAACCCTCGAGGTGTATTTCGACTCGCCTCGTCCGTGACTGAGTGGAGCATCAACAGCAGTAGCATCTACGGTATCAACTTCTCGGCAGTGGAGGTCATTACATGAGCCGCGACATCTCAACCCCCGTCAACACGGCCGTCGCAGCTGCCGAGATCCAGCCTTTCTTCGCAGTGGATCTACTATTTGACAGCCCGAATGAGCTCTACCTTTGGTCGGGATACGGCACCAAGACAATCGCCGGTAAAGATTATCTCGGGGCAGGGGAACTGTTGGCTATTTCGTCAGTGACGGAGACCAACGATATATCTGCGCAGGGTGCGACGATCACCATCAGCGGTGTCCCGAGCGATTTACTGGCGAAAGCCTTTAACGAGCCATACCAGAACCGCGGCTGCAACATCTACTTTGGTGTGGTCGGATCGGAAGATGATTACGCGAGCGTGTTCGCAGGATACCTCGACACGATGAACATCACCGAAGGGCCAGAGACCGGGACCATTGAACTTTCGGTCGAGAACAGGCTCATCGACTTGGAACGCGCCCGCGTGTTCCGCTACACTGATTCATTTCAGAAAAGCCAGTTTACGGGAGATAAAGGTCTCGAGTTCGTCGCGTCCCTCCAGGACCAGCGTCTACCCTGGGGCAAAGGAATCAGCGATTGATCTACCAACAGGAGTTCATCGACGACATCTACGAGGACTGCCAACCCTTGATTGCGCAGCACTGGGAAGAGATTGCGCTGAACCAAGACAAAATCAAGTTGAACCCAAACTGGGATGCTTACCGATCATTGGAAGGTATTGGTGCTTTTCGGATATTCACTGCGCGGGATGATGGCAAGTTGGTCGGGTACTTCGCAGTGTTTGTCGAACCGAACCTCCACTACCAAGATCATCTATTTGCTCGAAACGATGTGCTTTTCCTACACGAAGACTACCGAAAAGGGTTTTGCGGTGTGAAACTCATCCGTTTTGCGGAGAAGTGCCTGAAAGATGACGGCGTGTCTGTCCTTGCGATAAACACGAAGGCGCACAAAGACTTCTCTTCCGTTCTAAACTGGATGGGTTTCACTAAGACCGAGACCGTCCACACGAAATATATAGGTGTATAGATGGCTATTTCCGCAGGGTCAGCACTCATATCTACTGTGGGAGCAGGTGTCACTCTCTCAGGAGGGACGATCGCGTTCTCAGCGGCCGCTCTCATCGGAAAGAGTTTTGTAACTCACTTTCTTGTGTCCACCGCCATTGGAGCGGCCATCAACGCTCTTACCCCCAAACCCGGTACTCCAGGTGCTGCAGGTTACACCGTCACTGCCAAGGGGTCCAATCTGGACCACCAGATCATCTATGGACAGACCCGCGTGGCTGGTGCGGTAGTGGCTGACTTCCTGAGCGGGGAAGGTGGGGCTGAAGGTACTCGTTTCCTCCACCGCGTTCAGGTGATGGCTGGACACGAGATCGAGTCTTATGAAGAGATATACGTCAACTCCTACAAGGTGACGGAGTGGAAAGCGAACACGGCAGCTGGTGCCGGCGCGGTCACGGGTATCACCGACTTGACTCCTTGGCTCAATGACCCGTTCGCAGTCCTTGTGCCGACCAAACTGGTCGAGGTCGACCCGGATGGAACCGAGACCGTGGTCGAGGATTATGACTTCGATGAATATAATGCTCTAGCCATGCAGTTCTGGACGGGCGCTGATGACCAGACTGCATCTACCAAACTCATCGCGAGTATCCCAAACAGCAAATGGACCTCGGATCATCGCTTGCGGGGGCGCGCCTATATGTACATCCGCATGGGGCGTGATGTGGATGGCGATAACTTCCCTACAGGGGTGCCTGAGATCACCGCGGTCATCAAAGGTCGCAAGGTATATGACCCCCGCGAGGTATCCCATGATCCGGGCGACAAGTCTACTTGGGAGTGGAGCAGCAATCCGGCTCTTTGTACCCGCGATTATCTGACCCAGGACTTCGGTCTGGGCGAGAAAGACATCCAGGTTGACGACGATCTGGTTACAGACGCCGCGGATGTCTGCGATCAGACAGCCGATGACGGCTCCACAAGATACACCTGCAATGGTGCGTTCACGACGGGCATACAGCCCTACGATTTCCTGAACAGCATTCTCACGTCAATGGGTGGCCTACTTTGGTATGCTCAGGGTCAGTGGCGAATGAAGCCTGCGTACTGGACCGCGCCTGTAGAGAGTTTCAACGAAGACGATTTCAGATCCACCATCAGTGTATCGACTCGGCACAGCCGCAAGGACAACTTCAACACCGTCGAAGGGACATTCCGTGGGCCCAAGAGTAACTACTCACTCACCACGTTCCCTGCCGTGGATAGTGCGGCATCTATCGCGGCGGATGGAGGTACGGTCAGTAAGATCGATCTTGAGATGCCGTTCACTGACACGCCAGAAGAAGCACGTCGGATTGCGCGTATCGTGCTGGAGCGCAATCGGCAACAGATTACTGTCCGTGCCTCGTTCGGCCTCAAGGCTTTCCGGGTGCAAGTTGGTGATACCATAAATCTCAGTTTTGAACGCTTTGGTTGGGTCAACAAGACTTTTGAAGTTACCGAATGGACCTTCGGTAATGTTGATCAGTATGACATTCAAATAGATCTTACCCTCCGTGAGATCACTGAAAACGTATTCGATGAAGTAGACGACGGTGCTGTCTTTGAATTGGATAACGCTGATGTCCCCTCTCCATTGGCAGGATTGACCGTTGCTAACCTCACAGCAACTTCCAGTGGGTTCACATCCACAGATGGCACTTTTGTCCCTAACATCCTGGTCGATTGGGATTCTGTATTAAACTCTAATGTTGCAGAGTATATCGTTGAATGGGGACGTGCAGCCTTTAGTTTTGCTGAGTATGGAGGTGAAGTCACTGATACAGGCTCTTTTACGACAAGAGAGCAATTCATTTTTGATGCTTACAATGACATCCTCTTGAGAAACCCTGACCAGAGCGGTTTTGATTTCTATAATACGGGTGGTGGATCTGGCCTGACAGAGACTCAGATCAGGTTGCAGCTACAAAACTCTCCTGAGAAAAGAGCTATCAGCGGGAGTGTCAGGGTTGGTGGGGAGACCACAGAGTATACCATCTCTCCAGCAGCAGATGATTCCATGTATTCCATCAGGGTCAAAGCTATCAATGACTTTGGTACCTCATCTAAATGGGCAACTGTCACAGTTAATGTAGGTGTAGATGATACTGTCCCGGATGCTCCTACCGGCCTTTCTGCTGTTGGTTCATTTGGGTTTATTAATTTAAGCTGGGTAAACCCTCCCGATGTTGATTTCAATTTTGTTGAAGTATGGGAATCGACAGATAATAATCTTTCTAATGCAAGTCAAATTTCTGTAGTTCCTGGGAATGACTTTAAGAGAGGCAACCTGTCTCCATTCACTACTAGGTACTACTGGGTACGGGCAGTTGATTACTCTGGTAACAAATCTAGCTTTGCAGGACCATCAGTAGCCACAACTGAGCAGATTACCGCTGGTGATATTGGAAATGCTGTTATTGATTATGACAATTTTGCTTCAGACGTAGTAAATCTATTTAATAGTATTCAATCTGACATAGGACAAGTATCAGATGATACTGTTGCTCTTGAGTCTGATGTTTCAACTCTTCAAAGCCAATTTACAACACTAGATGGTGAGGTTTCTACTAACAGTACCGCTGTTTCTGGGTTAGAAACTAGAGTTACCAGTAATGAAGGCTCCATCTCAACCAATGCGTCTCAGATTACATCTTTAGAGTCTAGTTTAACAACACTAGACGGTGAAGTTTCAGGTAACGCAACAGCTATCTCTGGTTTAGACACTAGAGTTACTGATAATGAGGGAGACATTACTGCTCAAGCCAGTCAAATCTCCAGCCTATCCACAACAGTTGATGGTAACACCACAACTGTGACACAAGTTTCGGAGAGTGTTGACGGGATCGAGGGTCGTTATGGCGTAGAAATCGACAACAACGGAAACATCACCGGATATCAACTTCTTTCTGGTGTCGGAGGTTCCGCATTTAATGTCCGTGCCGATCAGTTTGCAGTATTCGACAGTAACAACAACGGAGGCGACAATCCGTTCACTATTTTAACAACGTCTACAACTATTGATGGAGTTACTTACCCAGCTGGTACTTATGTGCAAAACACATTGTTTGCCGAAGCGATTAGTGTCGGTACAACTAGCCAAGGGTTGTTTGTTAATTCTTTAGGTAAAGAGGATGCTGTTTATGTGTACCAAGATAGCGATTTAATTTACGGACTTTTCGTTGAGAACTTTTACAATCCAGGTTTCTCTGAGGGAGCGGGAGGTGCGGCTCTTTTTAAGTCTTTTGGTGGTTTCACTGTAGAAATAAACAACACAGAAAATAATCAAAGTACAGATGACGCCGCGGTGTTCGCTCAGAACTCTGACTCGCGACTTAGTGTTGGAGGAGCTGTATGGCTTGGGGAGTCTGGTCTTGATGGTGGTTATGGAGTAAATGTACTCAGAGGTGGGTATTATGACACATCTGGAGAAGGATACCTCCCTTTCACTGGATCTCACGAAGCGATGGTACTTAAAACAGAGGTTCTATCTCAAGGAGACATTGTGTGTGACCATGCAGTCGTTGCCAAAAGTATTAGTGACTCTTTCACTGAGGTAGTAAGGTCTACGAAACCAAACATGCCTTCTGCAATAGGTGTCTATAAGGGTCCGAGATCTTCAGGCTGGGTAGGTATTGCGGCTTTCGTCGATAAAGACACTACTTCTGAAAACTCTTTGGCACCTGCAACAAACAGTGAAGGGGAAAAGGTTCATAGGGGACGTATTAAAGCATATAACCTAGACTGGACTGTGTATGAAGATGACTATACCCCCATCTTTGTCAACTCTGTAGGTGAAGGTGCCATAAATGTCTGCGGCGAAGCTGGGAATATCTCAAAGGGTGATCTGATCGTGACCAGCAACATGGCCGGTAAGGGGATGAGGCAGTCGGACGACATCGTGCGGAGCTATACCGTCGCCAAAGCGCGGGAGGATGTGACTTTCTCGAGCCCAACTGAGGTGAAGATGATCGCCTGTATTTATCTGTGCGGGTGATCTATTGGTCAGAAGAACGAAACTCAGCGCTTTCGTGACATACTCCGTGTGGTGTGATAATCTCGAGATGCATATTCGTGACATACTCCGTGTGGTGTGATAATCTCGAGATGCATATGCGAAAACAACCTTCGGAGGCCCAAATATGGCTACTTTTCAAAAAGTGAACGACTTCGTGGTGAATGCTGTTCACAACATGGATCTCGAGAGCGACCAGATCACTGTCGCACTGTCCGACACTGCACCTGCTTCGGAAACACTCAACCCGACGGGTGATGGCAACGGTGTCTTGTCTAACGTGACGGAGATCACGTACACGAACCTTTCGTCGCGCACCGTCACAACTACAGAGTCGTCCCAGACTGGCGGAACCTATAAGCTTGTCCTGGCTGACCTGACGTTGACGTCCTCAACTGGATCGACCGGCCCGTTCCGTTATGTATACCTCTACAACGAGACCGTGGCGACACCTGCGGACCCGCTGATTGGCTATTATGACTACGGATCCTCGTTGACCTTGAACGACGGCGACTCGCTCACAATCGATTTCTCGGATGCTAACGGCGTCCTCCAGATCGCTTAATCGGAGAAACTGAAAAATGGTAACTCTCGTCAACCGCGCAAAAATGACCACCGCCACCACTGGTACAGGAGATATTGATCTTGGGTCAGCGGTTGACGGGTACCAGTCCTTCTCCGCTGCTGGTGTAGCGGATGGTTCTACTGTCCGTTATGTGATTGAAGATGGCAGTAATTGGGAGATCGGCACTGGTGTTTATACTGCCAGCGGGACAACGCTGACGCGGACTGTCCTTGAAAGTTCTAACGCAGACGCGGCTATTTCCCTTAGTGGGACTGCTCAGGTGTTCATTGGTGCTGCTGCTGATGACTTGCCTGCTGTCACTAAAGGCACACTCACCAAAACCTTTTCGGCAGGTGAGACCTCCACCATTGCTTTGTCTCAGGCTATTTCCGCTGGCGCGCCTGTCGTGAGTGTAACCAAGGAAGTGCCTCAGACTGGTGTTACAAGTAATACTTGGGACGTGGCGACTGACGGTGCGAACTATGATCGGCATGATACTGCTGCGGCTACTACTCTGACGCCGGGTGAGGTTGGGTTTAGTGATATTGATGGAAGTTCTTACGATTCTGTGTCGTTTAGTGTATCTGGTCAAGATAATTCTCCCGAAGGCATAGCCTTTAATGATGATGGCACTAAGATGTACATGGTTGGGCAGAGTAACGACTCAGTCTTTCAGTATTCTCTTTCTACAGGCTTTGACCTAAGCACAGCTTCTTATGATTCAGTATCCTTTAGTGTAGCTTCTGAAGATACTCTCCCCAGAGGCATAACCTTCAATACTGACGGTACTAAGATGTATATTGTTGGGGGTAGTAGCAACTCAGTCTTCCAGTATTCCTTATCTACAGGCTTTGACTTAAGCACAGCTTCTTATGACTCAGTATCCTTTAGTGTAGCTACTGAAGATGGTTCTCCCACAGGCATAGCCTTTAATACTGATGGCACTAAAATGTATATGGTTGGGTATAGTATCGACTCAGTCTTTCAGTATTCTCTGTCTACAGGCTTCGACTACTGAAGACGGTAGCCCCTACGGCATAGCCTTCAATACTGATGGCACTAAGATGTATATGGTTGGGTCTATTAACGACTCAGTCTTCCAATACACAGTACCCTCTTCCGAAGCCCTTGTACTCGGCACAGGCTCCTTCGCCTCTACAGACGTAGGTAAGACCATCGAAGGTAATGGCGGGGAAGCTATTCTTACGGCGACTGACGGTAGCTACAGCCTTGTGACTGCGTTCAATGATACGAGTACTATTGCGTCTGGTGACTGGAGCATGTTTGCTACGGTGTTTGATGCGACGAATGGGTTGGAGTTGAGTGGTTTGGTAGGGGACGGCTTTGATATTGATGGTGCGAGTTATGACTCAGTGTCATTTAGCGTAGCTTCTGAAGATACTGCCCCCACAGGCATAATCTTCAATAATGATGGTACTAAGATGTATATGGTTGGGGGTTTTAACGACTCAGTCTATCAGTATAGCCTGTCTACAGCCTTTGACCTAAGCACTGCTTCTTACGACTCTGTAAGTTTTAGTGTAAGTCCCTAGTGGCCTAGCCTTCAATGCTGATGGCACTAAGATGTATATTGTTGGGCTTTCTAACGACACAGTCTATCAATACACCACAACCTCTTTCATCCAACCCACAGCCCAATACACCCCCGCAATCACCAACGCTGGTGGACAAATCGACAGCACCTACTGGACCGACATCAACTCCATGACAACAACCCAAGTAGCGGGCGATGGTCAGGTCTATTACGCTGTGTCTACGGATGGTCGCACCACTTGGAAAGTCATTGATAATACTGTAGTAAATGAAACAGAGACTTTGGCTGTCACTGTTGCAACAGGAACTCTTTATCAAGGTGGTGGTTCAACAGGTAATGTATTTTATATTGAAGGTAACGAGAATCCTCCTCTTGGTCTGACTCGTGGAAATACTTACATTTTTGATCAAAGTGATGCTAGTAATAGTAATCATCCTCTACGATTCCAGTTAACTGATGGTACATCATATACAGATGGTGTGACTGTTAATGGTACACCAGGAACTGCCGGGGCTAATGTAACCTTTGTTGTTCCTGCTAATGCACCTGATGCTCTTGAATATTATTGTTCAGTACATGGTATTGGTATGGGCGGTCCTATTGATGTACATGATTTAAGAAATACTCGAGAGATTGTGAGAGATGATTTTGGTCAATGGCAACTAAACAATGCTAGTGGATATTTAACTGAGATTTGGGTCGCCGCTGCGGTGAATGATGAGTTGTATGCACTGCAAGAGGCTTTGGATACTGCTGGTCAGGTTACTGTGGGTTATAATGATGCCTCTGAGTGGAGCTATGACTCAGTTTCCTTCAGCGTAGCTACTGAAGATGCTGCCCCCTTAGGCATAGCCTTCAACACTGATGGCACTAAGATGTACATGCTTGGGAATGCTAACGACTCAGTCTTCCAGTATTCCTTGTCTACTGCCTTTGACCTAAGCACAGCTTCTTACGACTCGGTGTCCTTTAGTGTAGCTACTGAAGATTCTACCTTTAGAGACATGGCCTTTAATAATGATGGCACTAAAATGTATATTGTTGCGGATGATAACAACTCAGTCTTCCAGTATTCCTTGTCTACTGGCTTTGATCTAGGCACTGCTTCTTATGACTCAGTAAGTTTTGATGTAAGTGGTCAGGATGGTGGCCCCGACGGCATAGCCTTTAATACTGATGGCACTAAGATGTATATAGTTGGGAATAGCAACGACTCAGTCTATCAGTATTCTTTGTCCACAGCTTTTGACCTAAGCACAGCTTCTTACGATTCAGTTTCTTTTAGTGTAGCGTCTGAAGATTCTGATCCCACAGGCATAGCCTTTAATACTGATGGCACTAAAATGTATATGGTTGGGTATAGTATCGACTCAGTCTTTCAGTATTCTCTGTCTACAGGCTTCGA